AAAGATAAGTCTCCGGTCTGGGATAAGCATGGCCCAGAGTTCCAAGCACTAGCTCACGATGTCGCAAAGACGATGGGCTGGGATCATTTAGAGTTCTGATGCCGTATAAAGACCCAGATATAAAAAAGCAGAAGCAGGCTGAGTACGCTAGGAAGTACTACCTCAGAAACCGAGAGGTCAGCCTAGAGCGCACCAAGAAGGGAAAGATTCTTTCCTCCGCAAGGTGGGCTGAGTACAAGTCCACCCTCTGTTGCGTTTATTGCGGTTATAACGAGCATCCTGCCGCCCTGGACTTCCATCATGTTGTCCGTCAACCAGACAACGAGAAGGTCTACAAACTGGCTGCGAACAACTCTTGGAAGCGTCTACGGGAGGAGATAAAGAAGTGCATAGTGCTTTGCGCCAACTGCCACAGATATCTGCACAATGACGTAGAATTCGAGAATAAGGTGTTGGATAAGGTTAAAGATCAATTTAAGGTGGCGTTGAAAAAGGTACACAAATGAGCATCCAACAACAGATTGAAATGCAGGAAAGACTATACAACGTAATGCGTGAAGACTTCGTGGAGAAGGATCGCTACATCAACCAATTGGAGGGTGTAGTCCATAGCCTGCTAAACAAGGTCAAGCGTCGGGATCAGACGATTTCCGAACTGCGTGAAGCTGTAAGATCACTGACTTCAACTCAGCCGTAAGCGTCTCTCCGTGCTTCTCCTCGAACTCGGCTAACCATCCTACTCGCTTGCGTTTAGGCATGTTGAGTAGGTGGATAGCCAGTCCGTTCATCTTCCACTCGTGTTCAGCTTTAATCTTGCTCATGAATTCCTCTTTACTGAGCGTCTGAACAATCGAGCCTTCCCTTGGTAGCTCACCTCCAAGTCCCCCGTCTCCAAGAGTAAGTTGCATCTGAGTCTTACCAGGGACGGAGAGACAAGGAAGTGATGGGCGATGTCATTCGTCGATACTGGACGTTTTCTGTCCAAATATTGAAGAAGTCTGTCGAGGGTCATGTTTAATAATCCTCAGCATGTCTGGGGGTCGCCAACCTTCTGGCTTCATGATCTTCCCGTTCTCGTCACGAGAGACTCGTCCGAGTTCTGGGTCAATCTTTCTGAGGTTCGATATAGCAACCTCATCCCATCCACGCTCTAGTGGTAGGTTCATCATCTGAGCCAGACCGATAAGAACCCAGATACTGTCACAGATAGCGTCGAGCGCATCTGCTTTGGCCTGGAGTTCATCTTGCTCACTCTCTGCTGCGTTAAAGTCTGCCATCGCATCTTCTAGTTCACCAATCTCCTCTACCACTAAGTCATGATAGAGAGAGATGGTCTTATGCGAAGGCTCCTGTCCGCAGGCTTTCAGGAAGGCTTCAACGTCGTATATCAAAATGGAACCTCGTCATCATCGAATCCTTTCGGAGCGTCTTTCTGCTTTGGCTCAGTCAACATAGCCCAACCATCCCAGCCTACAGGCACAGACTCCAGCTTGATGCTCATACCATTCTTGGTATCCATAACTACACCCATTTTCACCCACCTTTTTTTCTCCTCGCCAGCCTTGTTGGTGTAGGTTCCGCTACTTGCGATGACTTCGTACTTAATCCCCATTCTTCACCTCTTTAAGTGCTTTTAAAGTTTCCCCGATTACCACGAGTGCTTTATCAAGACTACCCAAGTACAACTCTTCTTTGTTTTCTTCGGCCTCCAGCGTTACTAGGTCATCTACGATCTTCAGTGTGTATGTCGTCCCGCCCCAATCTTCAGACGACTCAATCGTGTACAACGCTTGTTTAGTCAACATATCGCCTCCTATTTAAGAAACTCAGCAAACTCTTGTGCAAATAAATCTTGCACCTTATCAAACAACGCCTGAGCGTCGTCCGTCATGTCGGCATGCTTCTCCAAGGTTCGGAGATGATGCCTAAATGATTCAATAGCCGCCATCATGAACGGGCCTTGCATGTACTCCATAACCTCGTCCATGTTGTCGGTGTCAGTGTCGATCTTAATTTCCAAGACGCTTCTCCCATTCGTTAAGCTCTTCCAAGAAGGCGTAGACCTTTTCCTCAAACTCCCTGATCTCGTCTTGACTCGGCTCGAACCTGATGACTTTGATCTGGGATGCTTTGGGGAACATTGGGTGGAAGGAAACCCAGTGTACAAATTGCCGACCTGTACAGGCTATCTGGCAGAGCAACTGCGGCCTATAGTCGGAGGGAACTCTCTCGCTAAGAAAGTTCTCAATATGCCGTGGCCCCTGGGGGCATTTGATCTCTATAAGGCCACCATCGCTCGTAAAGCCATCAGGAGAGGCTCCTAAGCCTTTTATAAGAGGGTGCTCTATGAACCCTACATCCTCAACGGAAAGGCCCGTAAACTCGCTGAAAGCGATCTTGGCGACGGGTTCCTGTTCTGTCCCCCATCTCATTGCGGGGGTCTCGGGAATTACGGTAGGAACACCCGTGAGGCGTTCAGCAAGAAGCTGAAGCCTGAGATTCTTGCGGTAAGCAGACTCACCAGTCTTTGTCGTAGCCAGCGCATCACCACACCTCGAAGCGGTCAGCTTCCCTAGCCTTGCCTTGTACCACTCTTCTGTTCTCTGAGCATCCACTCTAGTCTCCTTAATAACACCCTAAGCTCATCTTCAAGTCTGTCCGTAGAGATTCTTAATCTCTGAGCAATAGTATACGTTTGGTGATCTGGGAAGTCAACGTAGCGAAACCTCAAGACTTTTCGACTCCACGGGCCAAGCTCTCCTATGCACTTCTCGACCAACTCAGCGTCTAGCTCGTCAATCTCAATCTCAATCTCATCTCGTTCCCAGACCTCTCCAGCCTCGGGAATGTAGTTACCTTCCGCAGACGCAGCCTGAGTCTGCCTGGGAGGGCCAACCCACCCTCTACACCACCTAGCCCAGTTTAAGAGTCTTTCTTGAACCATGATGCGAACTCCGGTCTGTTTTCAAGTACCCAAGGCTTTGCGTCTTCAATGCACTTGTCGTAGTCCATCCCGCAGGTCTGGCTTCCAACGTGGTGGATATACGCTCTGGAAATGTAGTGTTCGTATCCCTTCTCAGACATGTCATGGCACTGGATGTCGTCAGAGAACCAGTTGATAGGCGGGAAGTCCACCCAAGCGGGTTTTTGTATATACGCAGCAATCGGGGCAATCACATGTGTACGGACAATGTGCGCCTCTGATGCATGCTTCATTGCGAACCCATCTCCGTCGTGCCGATAGCGGACGTTCTGAGCGCCCCTGGCGTAGTCAGACCGACAGGCCACCCACCCCAGTTTCCGATGTGCCAAGGTCGCTACATCTTCCATTAGAGTCGAAAAAGTGTAGGGCGTGAACACAATATCGTCATTACACACGATGATGTCGTTATGCCTCTCGAATGCTTGGTTCACGACTGCGTTATACGCATCACCAAAGTTCGTGGCCTCGTTACGAGAGTTGAGCGTCCTATGTCTGGGAAAGAGCATGTCCGATCCCGATAGGTAAACCTCCACCTCAAGAGGAACGTAGAAGGTTACAGACGCAGCCAGCACAGGCAGGCATTTAGCGTTCTGGGTGGCGATTACGAGAGCAGTCACAGATTCACCAGTTTCCAGTAGCGGATGGGAACAGAGAAGAACTGCTCCTTGTCCATGTACTTGTTAGGGTTGTTGATAACTTGACTGTCAAGAATTATATCACCCTTGGTATATAAGGCTTGTGTCAAGTCTGCCTTCACAGAAAAGAGCAGGGTAGGGAGATCAAGTAGAAAAAACTTGCGTTTACGGACTGGGATGTTGACCGTAGCGAAAGGAAAGTCTCCCACCCAGTGTGACCTCTTTTCTACCTCGACATGAGCTATTAACGCATCACGTTCATACACGTCTATGTCTACGTCGTACTTCCCTCCTTCTCTGGGGTCTAGCTTCCAGGCTCGTTTGATGAAGGCCATCACTGCGTCTTTAGCAGGCCCGTCGTTCTCGTCGTGGAGAGACTGGTCGAACTTCTTACTTGACGTGACCATTGTCAAATAGCCATCCGATAGTTGCTCTGTGAGCGTCCTCCCAAAAC